TTGCTAGAGAAATGATTTTAGATGATACTGTGGAACTCATGGGAATTAAAGAAAAGTTCGGATTGAATATCAGTGTGTCTGAGTCAATCTACAATAAAAATTAAAAAAAGCGCAAAAATGCGCGTGAAAACAACAAAAAAAGGCTTACCGAGACCAATCAGCAGAGCCTTTAACTAGTATAACTAAACTCAATTAATAAAGCAGGCAAGCTATTATTAAAGGGGTTTTAGTAAAAGATTTGATACTTCCATTGTATCATACTACCGCAGAGCAGGCAACGACTTAACAGTTGCAGTTCTCCCCGACAAAACAACAATAATCAAATAACGAGGTAAAACAGTGAATATCATAAAACAAGTAAAAAGTTCTTTTGGAGAACTTGAAATTGATTTTTATCTGGACAGGAATAGAAATATTTTTGTGACGATTGAACAATTAGCGCAGGGATTTGGATATAAGAGCCGAAATGCTATTGAAAAGATGATAGAGCGCCAACCCTACCTCAAAGAAAAGCGATTTTCAGTTACTGACAAATTGTCAGCTACTGATGGCAAACAATACGAGACCCGACTATTCAATAAGCGAGGAATTTTTGAGATCGGTATGCTGTCCAAAACGGAGAAAGGTAAAATCTTTCGTCAATGGATTTATGACCATATCGAAGAACTAGAAAGAGAAAACGCTAACTTTAAACTGATACGAGAGCTTGAAAAGTCTAATCATAAAGAATTAACACAAGCTATCAAGGATTGGGAACACTTTAATCAATGGAGCTACAAGGCTATTAGCGACCTTTTGCTAAAATCTGTCACAGGACAGACTGCTAAACAACTGAAACAGTCACGGGTAGGTTATGAAATTGCATTAGATTGCCTAAGTGCTGATGAGTTGACGCGATATAGAAAACTTGAACAAAAAGTAATTGTCCTATTGGAGCTCAATGCAGAATATAACGATATTAAAAAATTAGTCCTTTAACAACTGAATAGAGTACGCAAAAAAGTTTGATTTAGGGGTTGACTTATTAAGACGACTTAATTATAATAATTATGTCGTCAAAACTAAGGAGGTATACAATGACTGACAAAAGAGCAGTCGGCAGACCACCAAAGGGCGAGCAACCGAACAATATCAAGATAACGGTTAGAATTAGCCAAGGACTTGATGAAAAGGTACAAGCATATGCTGATAATCATGGCTTAACAAAGCCAGAAGCAATCAGAAAAGCCCTTGAAGATTTGTCAGACTAAACAAAAAAATAGCACAGTAACCGCCAACGCCAATTTTTGGTTACTATGCTATCGCTCGACCCACAAAGTGAGTACGTAAATATTATACATGCGTACTCTATTTCAGTCAACACAAAAAACAGAAAGGGAGTGCGCTTTTTGTGTGCTCAAAAATCAAAACAATATGATTAAGAAAAAAAGAAATCCGAGAGTACTATTTAAAAATGTCGCTTATAAACTATCTGAAATTGAAGGGAAAACATTAACAGAAATCGCTTCTTTTCTTGGATTTGGGAATTCAGAAGTTTGCAGAAGTACCCTATATAATTGGAAGCGTAGAAAATGGCTAACATTCGACCTTAAAAACGGTCATTATCGCAATGTTGAAGTATTACATGAAGTTACTCTTGAAAAGATGGCTAACAAGGAATTAAAAGAACAAGGACTCATTTATAAAGCTAGCATTTACTATGAACAAGTGGTTTCAACATCCGAAATTATAGAAGACATTAAAACCAAAACACAAGATAGAATTAAAGCTATCCACTTACAACAAAAAGCGCTAGAGCGTATCCCTAGCGAGTTATTCGCAGAATTATACACTAACATGAACTAATCATAAAACTAGCATGAATCTAGTATAAGAAACAAGCAATTACACAGAAAATAATAATTAAGCGAGAAAAAACATAATGAAATATAGAGTAGAAACAAATCCTTTTTCAAAAGATAGATACACTCCTGAACAACGAGAAATGCTCAAAAAACGCCAACTCAGCAAAGATAAAGCGGAAGCCTATTTTGCTCGACTATATAACCATCATATCGCTAGGGTGATTATTGCTAATGTAATGGCAGAGTATACGACTACATTCAGGAAAAGTGCCACTACTTTTGAAGAAGCATGGGGCGCTTTAGGTTATAAACAAACCACAGAGATTGTCTTTAGAGCCGTTAACGGTTTACCATGTTCAGAGAAAGACACAGGGGAATTAGAAACTTATTTAAGTGAGGTATCCGCATGAGGAGTATTGAAGAATTAAATGAAATCGCTAACGACATTTTAGTAGATTATGAAGGTCTTTGCGGTCAACTTATGGATATTCTAAATGTCCTAGATTTGGCTGCTCAAGAATATAGTAAGGAAACAACTAGTGCAATTATAAACACGAGTTGTCGCGCTTTGAAGTGCCTTATTTCTGACCATGATAAGATGACACATAAATACAGAAAGGAGTTGTAACCATGCAAGAACTTAACTTTACACTAACACAGACACTTATTTTATTCATTGTTTTAGGTCTCATAGGGCTTCTTCTAAGCCGTTCTAAGCCATTAATAGAGATTGACTTACCAGAAGATACCCAAGCACCTAAACCACGTCAGAATGCAAACTATGGGGCTTATATTCAAGCACAGAACCATTATTACAATTAGGGGGAACTGAATGACATTGCCTGAAAATTATAGACGTGTCCTTAATCTGATTAAGGTTGGGGCAGACAATCCCATTACAGGGCAGAGATTGGCTTAATACTGAAACGCGAAGAACGCTCCGTCCAAAGTATCATCAGTAGCTTAATCACGCGCTACAACGTCCCTATTATTGGCATTAGACACGGATTCAATCGTGGTTACTTTATCCCAGCTAATAAAGAAGAATTACTAGATGGTGCTAAAGCCTTTTATAATCAAGTACAAAAGGAACAACAACGCCTAAGTGTCTTATTGAATGCCGATTTAACCAGTTATAAGGAATTACTCAAAGGAGGTTAGTATGAACGTATTTAGTCAAGATTATGAAGCAAAACTCTTAGAACAAAATCTGACCGCTTTTAATCGCTTCTTAGAAGTATACCAGCAACCTAAACCAAGAGTTTTAGGGTTGATCACGGCTGAACAGGTCAAAGAGGAATTAAATATCAAAGGTAAAACCCTAAAGCGGTGGGAAAACGCTGGGTTAAAACGATACCAACCACCACTAGAAGACACAAGGAAACATTATTACAAGGTCAGTGATATTCTTATCTTTTTGGGGGTGGATGTGTAGATGGCTATTTATGAAGCAAGAGGCTTTAGCTCTTATTTGTACCCCTACAAAGGACAATTAGAACCGTTTGACTATATCGCACAGTTTAAACCAATGAAAACGCCTGAGGCTATCGATATTGAAGAATACAAGCGAACACAAGCTCCGTACTGTTTGAGTGGCAAGGTAACCCCAGAGAAAAACGGTAGCTATAAGCGCAATAATGCTAGTCTAGTCTATCGTGATTTGATTTTTCTTGACTATGACGAGATAGAAACAGACGTAAACCTGCCTAAAATCGTTTCTAAGACACTTTGGGAATACAGCTATATTATTTATCCAACGATTAAACACACCCCTGAGAAGCCACGCTATCGCCTTGTCGTGAAGCCTAGTGACACTATGGACAAAACGACGTATAAACAAGTGGTCAAGGAGATAGCTAATAAGATTGGACTACCGTTTGATTTAGCTAGTCTTACCTGGTCGCAATTACAAGGCTTACCCGTCACAACAGGCGACCCAGAAGACTATCAGCGCTATGTGAACCGTGGTCTTGATTATCCTGTCCCTAAAGCACCCAACCGACAGGTTACTACTACTTACACGTCACGCCCTAGAAGTCAGCGTTCTATTACCATGAGGGTCATAGATACCTTGTTTAATGGTTTTGGAGACGAAGGCGGACGTAATGTAGCCTTAACTAAATTTGTTGGTTTGCTATTTAATAAATGGGTGGATTGTGATTTAGAGACGGCTTATGAGCTGGTACAAATAGCTAACAGCGTGACAACTAAGCCACTACCCATTGATGAGATAGACAAAACTTTTAGAAGCATACTCGATACAGAACTAAGAAAGAGAGGAATCAAGCCATAGAAAAGGAAGAATTGAAAGATTATCAAAATAAACTATCACAAGCCACTCAACCTGCTTTTGCCCCTGCATTCAGGACGCGAAAAGGTAGAGGAGACAAAGAATATGTCATTAGTAGCCCCTACAATGTCGGTAAGGTTTTTGAATTCTACGAAAATATCTTCACAGGTATTAAATACAACGAATTTGAAAAAACTATTGAAATCACTAAAACACTCCCTTGGTCTAAAGAAAAAGGGCTATGGACGAATGAACAGACCAGCCTTTGTATTGCATTCATTGATGATAAATATCGGTTTACCCCTCGTAAAGAACATATAGAGGTAGCTATTACCGCTTTAGCTAAAAAGAACTCTTACCACCCCATTAAACAGCGTATTGAAAGTCAAAAATGGGATGGTAAAGCTAGAGGAGAACGCTACTTTATTGATCTATTAGGCTGTGCTGATAATTCCTATAATAGAGAAATTGCCAAAGTATGGCTAACAGGTCTTATAGCTAGAATTTATCTCCGTAAAGTAAAGTTTGAAGTCGTTCCTATTCTCATTGATAAAAGACAAGGAACTGGAAAAAGCACTGTTACTAAGCGCTTGCTTCCTAGCTACCACACCGATTCAGAAATCAAGTTTGGTAAAAATGATAGTGATTATCAGAAGATACAAGCCAATGCCATCATCGAGCTAGGGGAGCTAAAAGGTATGTCAAAGGCAGAAATTGAAACGGTTAAAAGCTTCATTTCCTCAGATAGTGATACTTATCGTGAACCTTATGAACGTAAAGCCACTCCTCATCCAAGGCACTGTGTCTTTATCGGGACAGCTAACAAAAAATCTTTTCTTAAGGATAGTGGAACAGAAAGACGCTTCTTCCCTATTGAATGTGGTATCAATGACGTGGAAAAACATCCTATGGAGGTGGAAGAAGATTATTTCTTACAGATACTCGCTGAAGCCAAAGTATGGTTTAACAATTATGAACCACTAACACCATCTAAAGAGTTGATGAATCAGTTAGCTGATATTCAAGAAGATTATAAAGTTGAAGACGTTGACAAAGAAATCATTGACCAATTACTGAATGAGTTTCAAATTGTTGAAGGTTGGGATAGTTTATCACAGTATGAACAACGGCAATACGTCCTAAAACAGTTGGGAGAACCTTTAGATAATGCTCAAAGTTATAGTGACTACCCTTCTGCACAGACAAATTGCTTACTCCAGGTCACAAGTCCTAACCATATTGCTTATCTGGGGTTTAACCAAAAACCAACGCAAGGCGGTAAAGCTCTTATTTCTCAAAAAATACGTGACCATTTAGATAATGATGACGGCTGGAAAAAAGGAGAGAATCCCGCAAGAAAAAGACTATTTAAAGGTGGCACTCCCGTATCTTACTATGAACGAGTTT